TAAAATCTGTAAGGGTGGTAAATGTATTACCCGATGAAATAGAAGCAACGGAACGGACACCATCACTACCTTCATAATCACTAACAACAAATATCGTATAATCTGTTAATGATATTGGTGTTGGTAATGTGTGGATAAGTCCTTTCATATCAGTATCATACATAGCATAGAATGGTGATAAATTACCACTACCTACTTGTTGATAAGTTGGTGGATTTATCTTTGGGGTTAATGTATAGTCATTACCCGATTTATCTAATACTTGGCTTATATCTGTTCCACCAGTTAAAGTGATTGTTGAACTATCTTGGAAGTCATACCACGCAAATAAATTACTAACACTATCGGGTTGAACGGGAACTGGTAATAATGATGGGGGGATACAAGCAGTTTGTTCTATTGTAATGGTAATCTGTCCTTCAACACCACAAACACTTTCTGCGAACCTATCGGTAAAGTATGAATACTGAATAGGGGTTTGTAAGTAATATCCGTATTGGGAAAGTTGATTTACAAAATAGTTATAGAAGTCCCCCAATATTTCTTCACATAATGCCATACTATCCAACTGGTTTGAATTAATAGGATTATCCACATATTCGTTTAACAAGTCATATATCAACACCGAAAAGGTGATGTCTTGTGATGTGTCCCCTAATGTTGATGGTTGGGGAACGAAATGTATTGCGGGGTATTCCGTGATATAATCTTCCCTTGAATAGTCAGACAAATTACCCCAACTGAAAGTTTTTAGAATGGGGTGTTGTGTTGTGAATTGTCTAAAGAATGTTATTAAGTTTTTAATCGTCATTTTACAGCGTTTTTATATTTTTGACTTTCCCTATCGGCTTTATCTAATCTATACGATAAATACAATAATACCTCGTATAAATTAAGTTTTAATATTTGTGGTGATTTTGTTAAATCATCACCACAAGCCAACATTAAAGATGAATAATAAAAATCCACTATGGATTGTATTATTTCTTCTGGTGTATTATCTTCGGTTTCTTTTTGTTTTGTTCCATCGTCTTCTTGTTCTCTTTCTCCGTATAATCTAGGAAACTTTCTGTAAGTTTCTGAACGAAAATTGCGGTAAAAAAAAAAGCAGACAATATGATAGACATAGGAACTTTTGTTTTGAATAGTTCTATTCTTGATTGGCATTCAGACAAGTCATAATCTATTAGTTCCCTTTCTTCCCCCGTCTTATCTGATTTAAGGGGTTTGTAAAGGTGGGTTGCTATTAGTCCCAAGTCAATAGGGGTTTGAGCCATAAACACTTCAAGATTAACCCATTCTTCATAAGTCAATTCAGATGGTTTGTATAATCCATATCTAATACCATCAAGTTCAAATACAAGTTCCAATTTACCTTTATCACTTTCAGCCCCGAAACTACTTCTAATCATTCTGGCTGCGAACTTAATTTGTTGATAATTGGCTTTCTTTAAATCATCAACGGGACAATCTGTAAATCTTGTTAATAATGTAATATCATCAACTTCAGTATTATCTGTGTAATATTCATAATCTGCGATGGTGATTGGTTTGATTGGGTATTCTTTTTTTCCTACTACTAATTTCATATAAAAGTATAATTTGGTTTTTTAGGTTTATCTACAAACTCCATTACAACATATCGTAAAGCATCTAACAAGTGGTCTAGCCCTTCGGGGACATTTGTAAGTCGTCCGCTTCTATCCCTTTTAAACTTGTAATTTCTAAACTCTGTTATTAAGTCCTTTGAAGTGTCTTTAATAAATATCTTAAAGGTTCGCATTTTCTGTAGCCCGAATAATACAGAACCATCACCTTTTTTTACACCCCTTATTTTGAACCCCGCTCTTCGTAGTTGTTCTATGGATTTAGGTTCTGAACTATCGGCTACAATTTCAACACTTCTGTCTATTCCATTTTCCCTTAACAGATATATTAAATCTTCATTTGTTAATCCTTGTTCGTAGATGACTTGTTCTACATATAAACTTTTGTCCCCTACTACTTGGACTTTAACCACACCACAAGCATCACTACCAAATCCCCAGTCAATTCCATAGTAGGTGGCTTTAACCCCCTTTGGTTCTTCTGTATATGTGTCTGGTTGAACGAATATCTTTTCACGGGGGGGAACTACCTTTCCTTGTGCGTAAATCAAATACAAGTCATAATCCGTATCCTTCAAATCCATAATGGATTGACGGATACTTTCTTCAAGGAAGGGGTTGTCTTTAAATGTTGAAACAATCAGTTCTGCGTTGTCTTTCTTTTCATAATCAAATCCCCACCAATCTTCTTCTACTTCGGGGTTATATGCTGATATGATATATTCTTCACAACGAATATCTAATTGGACGAAACTATTTCTATCTATGGTATTAACTTCATCAACCATCGCAATAGTGCTTTTTAATCCACGAAGTTTTCCCGTTGTATCATCAAGTCCTATGAACCTTACTATTGAACCATTTTCAAATGTGTAGGTTAAATCCACTTTATTTAGTGTTCCCCTATCAAATATACCCATCTGTTCTAATACTTCCTTAAAGTCAATTAGAATGGTGTTCTTGATGGATACTTGGGTGGCACGGGCAATAGTAATGGAAATCTTTGGACGGGTTAGTGCTTCAACAATTAAAGTTTGAACTGCTGCTATTGTCTTTCCACTACGGGAACTACCACGAAGAAAAACATATCTATTTTTCTTCTTGGCTTCATCAATCTTTAAGTATAGTTCCGTCGCTTGTATCTTCATCTTTGGGTTTGATAATTTGTATTTCTATCTGATTATCACTTGTAAGGGGTTTGTTGTCTGTTGTAATGTCCGTTCTATCCACCCAACCACTATTCCTATAGACATTCTGTAGATAATACTTCATAAAGGTTGTATTAACATTCTTACCAGTATTTTCGTCCCAAGCATCTACTGCTTTGGAAATAAACCATTCTTCAGAATATTCTAATGCTTGTTCTATAGTGTGTAAAAAATCTGGGTCTCTTTCCATAATTCTATACATAGTATTACGGGTAATACCAAGATAGTTCGCATAGTGTAATTTGTTCTTTCCCTTTCGTCCCATTTCCAAGATGTCTTCCTTCCAAGTTGAAGGCACTATCCCCCTACTAACTAATGCTTCCATAGTTTTTCTTGGGCGTCCTCTTTGTCTTTTACCATCTTCCATATCTATAAATATACTATAACCTTAAAATAAAAAAACCCCCACCTTCAAGATGGGGGAACTGAAATGGGAGCATCAGTTTTTAATAAGTATCTTCTTCTTCATCAAGAACTTCTAAAAGTTCTTTCTTGAAGTCCAAGATAATCTGGTGTTGTTCTGCTGTGAAATCTTGGAATAACTCTATCCTAAAATATGTGTCTTCTTCTGCTCCACCTTTAGTCATAACTCCGTCAATCCAATATCGGTAGTGTGGTTCTACTTCTACACCGAATGCGTCGTTATGAACGAACTGGTTGGAACATAACACACCAAAACAATCGGGGTAATGTTTCTTCAAAATCTTAACATCAACACTTCTGTTAAGTTTCTTGTAGTTTTCATCGCTGAACTTTTCAAGTAGTTCAATCGGGATAAATAATCTTTCTGTAAATCGTTCCATAGTTTTTTTTTTAATTAGTTTTGTTATTCCAAATATCTTTTAGGGTTTTCTTTATATTATAGTTGTCTTGTCCCCCATAGATACTCATTTGATATAAGAACCCTTCATATACTTCATCTTCTTCTTTGTAATGTGAATATAGTTGTTCTACAATATTATTTAATCTTTTTTCATCACCATAGTTATACCATAGTGTAAGTAGTTCTTTTGTTAGTTTAGAACCTAAATTAAATTGTTCTGTATTTTCTTTTTTCTGTTTCATACTTCAAATATAATAATAAGTGTTCCTAAAGTCAAGTTTTTTTTATCGTTGGTAAGCGTATCCGTCAGAACCATCAAGGTATAAAGTTCCTTTAACCACTTTGGTATTAACATCAACCATAAACAACATATTAAGTTTTTCGTTATAGAAAGGTTTTTGGTTGGGGTATGAAGCCAATTTGTTTTTTACTACTTTGTGGCGACAATCTTTACCACCACATTTAAAGTAGTTTTTAACTTTCATAACATCTTCAGTAGTCATATTAAAACGATTACGCAAATTATCTTTGGCGTGTTCGTCAAACATTACTTCACTAAAGGTAAAGTTTTTATATCGGGGTTGTTGTTTCGTTTTCATAGAACAAATATACTGCGAGTTTTCTAATTGCGCGCTATGTGATAAAAAATATTTTTATTTTTTTTTTCGGTATTCGGGGGGACTTGATGTCCCCCCTTCTACCTACTTATGAAACTGAAACTTAATCAACAAACTTTAAGTTTTCTTTTCCAACCATACTACTAATAATACTTAAGACATCATCTTCTTCTAAACTTTCAAAACAAACTTCACTTGTGTTTTTATCAAAGTTAATAAGAATGTGTCCGTTGTCTTTTAAGTCGTTGATGTCTTTACCCGCCCAAGCAATAACTGATGAAATAATGGTTGCTGGTTTAGATAAATCAGCGTTAGTTTTTCCACCCATACCATCAGAAATCATAGCGTTTATGGTTTGGTGTAAAAGAACTTCTC